TCCATGTGTGGGTCGTAATACACTTTCTTAAACGCATTACCCGCCAAACCCAAGCCCCATATCATTCTTTCATGCTCAGGTCGGTATTCCTGCATCACATCTGTTAACTGATGATTCATATCATCTTGAACACGCTGAGCCGCATCTTTGATCTCAGGAGTCTCTTTACCAATAATTACTGTCTTGACTGGACCTGCTGAAGGGAAGGTCTCCATGATGGTCTCAGACTGAAACTTTACAAGTGCCTCAGAAAGCAGTGGGTGGTATACACCACAAGCGCCTTCCCAAGGTTCTGTTCGGTCTTCAATCTTCATTCCTAGTAGTTCAAGCCCGTCTACATAGGTTTGAATCCAATCTTTACGAGCAGAGATGTCATCGTCAAAATCCCCTAGCAAATCACCCACAAGCTCAGTAAGCTCACCCTCGCTCATGTATTCTGCAAGGTTGGCATCAAAATCATCATCTGTTTCTTCTTCAGGCTCAATCTCAATCTCCATGCCGCCCATCTCAATTTTTACTGATTCTGGATCCTCAATCTCAATTTCAATTGGGTCTTCTTCAACAATGGAATCTAATCCAACGGGGGCTTGATATAGGGCTTTATCTATCGACATAATCTATCCTTAGTAATACGCAGCTTTACGTCTGCCGTATTTATATAAAAAATCATCTTCTGGCTCGTCATTCGGTAGACGAATAAATCCACCTTGCCTAAATCTTAATAGGGCTAGTGTAGTGGAGTCTACCAAATCATCGTTGGCTCCGCTAGGAAAATCATTGCACTCTTCAATTACTTCTTTCGCCCACCGATGCTCTGGCGCCCAGACGATGCCTGAGTTAAACAAATCTGATACAGCATTAACGCGAGAGATTTTGTCTTGACCTTTGCCAGGTGTGAATTCCCCGACTGGTACGCCCATGCGCCGTAATTCCTGGTAGAGAGCCGCCCCATTGGACTTCTTTTCAACCATGAACGCATCTGGCTCCCATTCTTTATACTCTTCAAGTACAAGCTTTTTGAGGTCTGGGAACTCCATCCGTTTTTTAATGGAATTGAGAAGGATGATGTTGTAGTTGTTCGTTTCTTCGTTGAGGAAGACTCCCCACGTCGTGAGCGCATTGTAATCCGCACGATTGTTCGCCTCCTGAGCTGCGTCCAAAGACATAATGACAAATTCGCACATGGGTGGGTCGTCTTTTTCCCATATATTCCACCACTCCCGCTTAATTAAAGCACCTTCTTCTGAGGTAGGTTCTTGTAGATACTGGGCATTCCAGTACCGTACATCCAAGGAAGCTTTCTTAGCTAATAGTTCTTCAAGAGACCAAAAGTCGGGCCAAAGAGGTTGACCAGAGGGCATAATCGCTGGGAAATTTACTACCTCCCACTCTTCTGCATCATCATTTTTAACCATGTGGTTAATGATTTGCCCAGTCAAATCAAGCTTTGACCAGCGTGTCATCACGACAATAATTGCCCCGCCAGGCATAAGACGCTGAATAGGACCAGATTGAAACCACTCCCAAGCTGGTAGAAAAACATCTGCTCGACCTTGCTTAGCGTCTTGTTCAGAGTGAGGGTCGTCAATAATAAACAAGTCTGCACCCCTACCAGCCAAAGCACCGCCAACACCAATAGCAAAGTATTCTCCATTGTAATTAGTACCCCATCTAGATGCCGATTTACTGTCGGCTTGCAGTTCTACCGCTGGAAATATGTCTTTATAACTCTCTGAACCAACAAGATTTCGTACTCTACGACCGAAATTGACAGCAAGATCAGCCGTATGCGAAGCCATAATAACCTTCTTATGAGGGTACTTACCCAAAAACCATGCGGGTGCAAGATAGGAGATAAGTTCGGATTTCCCATGACGCGGAGCAATGTTGACGACAACCCGCTTCTTCTTTCCTGCAGCGATATCTTCAAAGATTCTAGCCAACTTTTCATGATGTTTACCTACTATATAGCCTGGATATACGTGTTCGATGAATTCAAGGAAGTTTTCTTTCCCTGCTTTCTGAGTTACATTGGTTTTATACGTCTTAATTAGCTCTAAAGTCCGCCTTTTCTTCTTTTCAGGCATCGTAGGAACAGCTTTTTCAAGCTCTTCTATGTCCTGCGCAGTTAATTTATGCAGGGCAGTCATTTTTTAGAGGGTATTTCCTTAACTTCTACGTCAATTGCCTTCTTTTTCAGACTAGAAAGGGTCTCAAATAGCTCATTTTCGACTTCTTCGATGCTTTGTACCTTCATTGTGACCTCAGAACGCTTCTTAAATGCGTCAATTCCGTCAACTTCACCCAAATCCCGTAAGGCTCGTAGCCGATCTTTGGCATTTGAAGCATGTTCTACCTCATAAAGAAGCTTATTGACCACATACATCTTCATTTCAGCTAGGTCGTCCACAAGTTGCACGTTCATTTGGGACACCATACCTGCCAAATAAGCCAATGTCTCATTAGGATAGTTCTTAAACTCAGGTCTAAGCTTGGGGTCATTCATCATTTGGGTAGCAACTTCTGCTGCTTGTGCCATATGGTCAGCAGTGGGGAAAAGTGGGTTGTTATTTAGTTCAGCAAGGAGGGTAATTGTCCTTGCTCTGGCGTCTAGCTCTTCTTTTGGAGACAGTTCTGGGAAGGCTTCGGTAGCGTTAGCTGGAAGCGGTACGTCCTCTTCTATGTGAGGAATAATTATATTTTCCATCGATCCTCGGTCATCGTAAAACCCTAGATAGGCAAAGTGTACAACAAAAATAATATTAAAGGAAACAAGTACCTTGAAAAAAGATGACGGGGGGTGTTTCTATAAACGAGATATATGTAAAGTAGCTAACTTACTTAATGCCGACTGGGATAGAGCGTTGTATGGGGGGAGGGTATCTTAGATGATGGAAAGACTAGGTACGTCCTGGTGCCAATTCTTAGAGGAGATTCACCACTTATGATGCAAATTGTGTGGGTAAAGGGTTGTTTAGATGAGACGGGGGGTGATTGGGAAAAACGAGGAGTTATTCGTATAGATTATGGGGTGTGGGGTGAGCGGGTCCCATCTGAGCCAAATGGGGGGTCGGGGAGTGGTGGGGTCACGCCCAGCCAAATACTTTACAAATCCTATCAGCTAAGGCATAATTTAGTCATAGGTTGAAAGAACTAATCGGTTCTACCTATCCTTAACAGGGAGATTCAAATGGAAAAAGTATCAACAGCAGTGCAATTGTTAGACGAAGCCAAGGCAGATATTGCCCGTAGCCGTGACAGCTTGGGTAAGAACGCCAAGCAGTTAAAAGCAGTGCGCCGTCAGTTAACTCACATCATCAAAATGGTTTGCCCTGAACCTGTGGGCAAGCTGTGGGATAACCAAGAGTATTCGCTAGTGTGCAGAGTGGATGCTACTTACTGTTTACCAACAGTGACTTTCTATGTCGCAGGTCTAGATAGTTTTAAAGATGAGCGCTTAGTTAGTATGCTGTGGTATCTCAGCACACTGGACGGTGAGCGTGAAGCAAAGTCGGAAGACTATGCCCAGTCATTAAACCGCACCTATCGGTTTCAATTTGATGGGTTTGTAATTCGAGTAGATGCAACAGTGAAGTCCGACAGTCCAACCTGTCGCAAAGTAGTAATCAGTAGTGAGCTAGTCAAACAGGATAAGTACGCAATCCAGTGTGACTAAGTAGTAGCGTAGCGGGTGCGCTTCACCCGCATTTTAAATAGGGAGTTGATATGCAATTAGTTTATGAGGCTACTAATCAGCCCGTAATGATTGGTGATGTAGTTAAGACTTTCCGTGATGAATTAGTAGTAGTGCAAGGCATCACACCACCACATAAGCCTAGTAGTACAGGCAGAGTATTTGTAAAGCCGATTAGCGAAGATATCGTTAACGGATTCGGTAGTGTTTTATATGATCCACCATGTGCTGGGCGGGAATACTTTCCTTCAGTAATTGGCGCAGTGTGGGTTGAGCGTACTGACCAAGGCACCTACACTGAACATGTAGATGAAGAGGGTAATCAGTACATCGTGTATGCAGACGGAAGTAAAACGTCCCTCTGGTAAGTAGTAGCGTAGCGGGTGCGCTTCACCCGCATTTTAAATAGGGAGTTGATATGCAATCATTTGCTGTTGTAACGTATCGCGTAGCGGGTAAGCAGGATGTTCAAACAATTCGGTTCGATCTAAATGATCCAGTTAAACGAAATGACTGGGACGTGTTTATCGATTCGATTCGCGCCAAGCAAATAGGCGATGGTCCTGATGCTTATATCAGGGCTGGTGTTTGTGATTACTTCGCAACAAGCTTTGAACTGACGCAGTAACCTCAGCCCTGCCACTTCGGTGGTGGGGTTTGATACCAGTTATTTGTCTTCGAGCGTGTGCCTCGTGTGCGTGGGCGAGCTTGCGGACATTTCCTTAAATAAGAGTTCAACAGGCGTTGAAATACTTTACAAATCCCATGGGATAACGCATAATTTAGCCATGTCTTGAGTGATGTCGATTACTTTCAATCTGCCATTCAATGCATAACAGGGAGATAGTCAAATGACTAAAACCAAGCTTGTAAATGCCCTTGAGCAAGGTGCTGTAATTGGTAGTGACCTTAACACCCCAAAAAACTTGCCTGATTTGGGTTATAAACATGGCTCTGCTTTATATACTGCAAAGCAGTTAGCTACATGGGCATTAGATGGAGGGGTTAAAGGTTTTCCCGATAATGTTAGCGACGAAGATATTTTGAGCATACGCCAAGGTTATAAGCGTAAACACTCAGAATTGCACCCAGCTACTCAGTATTGCATTGTTGAGGGTAAGTATCTCAAGGTTAGCGATATGCAATTACAAGGGATTGAATTACCTAAGAATCCCGAAGTAGTTAATATTGGTGTGGATTATGCTTTTAGTTTTACTCAGCAACAGGCGGGTAAATTGAAAGAAACCCATAATCCTACTTTGCACGCTATTGTTGCGGATATCCGTAAAAAGTGTAATAAGTATGAAACCACCACTTACGATAAGTTAGTGGCAATGGCTCACACAGTAATAAAAGAGCGTAAAGGTGAAGTCACTCAACGCAAGAGTAATAAGGATTTTAATGAGTGGCTATATGACGCTAAAGGCGGGGTTTTTGATACCATGAAAACCCGTTGCAAAAACGCTAAGGCTAAAAATGACGAATCTGCTGATATCGTTAAGTTAGACAAAGCAATACAGGCTTTCATAGCTGTATATGGTAATCAAATTAAGAAGTAATCTAGATTGTTTTTGAGGGGGGAGGGCTTAGGCTCTCTCCCCTTTTTTTGTGCCCCGAAAAAGAGACCAGTTATCTGTCCTCGCGCGCGCAATCAAGCGTGGCATCCAATATACATACCTTTGCTGACGCAACGCACAGCGCAATGTTCCAAGCCCATTTCCTTATTTAAGAGTTCAACAGGTGTTGAAATGCCCCACCATGTAGACATTGTATTGGTGATGTCGTTCTGGAACAAAGCGTGGCTGGAACAAAGTCTGGAACAAGAAAAGCCGTGCAGAATCAAGGAGTTACATGGTTTTGTTCCAGTGTTCCAGTGTTCTGACCAAGAAATGTGGTTTGGGAAAGTGAAAATAAAATTGGTCAGGTCGTTTCCTTAATTTTGCGAGTGCAAAGCAAAAAACCACTTTTCCCCCTATCCCCTCAGAACAGTCAGAACATTGGAACAACTCTCTTTTCGCCCCCTATTATTATTATTATATATTATATATTATATATATAAAACAAGGACTTACAGAGTTCCCATCACCACGCAAAAACCTTGTTCCAGTTCCATTAGTAAAGTTACGAGGCTCAGAACATCAGAACACAAGGAATATCAATAACTTACACCGCAAAAAACTGGTTTCTAGCCTAATATCAGCAAGAAGACCCTCCTAAAAAAGTCATATAGAAGCCTATTATATGTAAAGTATGTGGTATAATGATTACTGGAGAGGCGCACAAATTAGTGGCTAATCTACGAGGTCGGAACAATTCCTTAAATAAGAGTTCAACGACTATTGAAATCAATCTAACAGGGAGGTGTCATGGATACTAAACAAATCCAAGAAGAAGTAGAAGTGCAGATATTTAACCCAATCCTTAACGAGGGTCTGTATTTGGCGCAAGACTTAGTTGACCCAAGCACACAGGAGATTCTTTTTAGGCGCAGAACACTGCTGACAACCAATGTATTGCTTGCTTTGTTGGCAGTCGGCTATGAGTTCATTCCAACAATGGCACACAAGGGAGACTAATCATGGGCAGAGTAAAACAACTCTTCAACGAGTATTGGGAAGAAAAACTAACCAAGATGGAAATCCATCAACGGCAGTTAGAACTAGACTTGGCGCAGGATAACCTGAAGGCTGAGGAATGGGCGCAACATGAAAAGGACTTCAATGCGTGGCTTGACGCTTACGAGAAGTCGTTTGGTAAACAGGGAGGTGAGTCATGAACCAAGAAACTTTTAACTCACTAAAGCTGGACATCTGTGACATTGTCCATTACCTGACCGCACCCGAAGAACAGGATGAAAGTGAATCGGAGTGGGAAAGGTTTGACCGAGTAATGGTTAACCAAAGACTCTTTGAGGAAAAGTATGGTGTTGAGTTAATCGACACCATCAAAGCATTGATTCACGATATACCTAACAAGGTAGCATTGGTAGCCAAAATCAGAGAGGAAAAATCATGAGCATAAACCTTGATGCGTGGCTTGACCACGAGTGGGCGAAAGCCTGTGAAGCAGACGATGCAGAGGAAGGCATGATTCAGTATTGGGGTGAGAAGTGTCCCGACTATGACCGTCAATGCCCAAATTGCCAAGCATGGAAAGAGTTTGAGGCATCGGGCGAAATCGTTAAAGCTAATAAAGCTAATAAGGAGTTCAACCATGATTGATGAGACTTTTACCCCACAGTGCAAGCTATGTGGCGATACCTATGACGAGGCTCGGTTTCGTATTGGCTATGCAATCTGTATGCCATGCGGTGATGACCTAGCGAGTAAGGTCGTGCGAACCGTTGCGCCGATGCACAAGTCTAACTATATGTTGATTACTGACAGGGCTGACCTGAAAGGATTAAATAACAAGGGAGGGTTGGTTAAATGACATTGGCACAAGCTAAGAAAGATATAAATGCCTACATAAAGCTAGTAAACAAAGAGCATGCTATGTGGAAAAAGCGAGTCAAGATGCACGAGAAAGAACTGCTAAGACTTGCCGATGTATATATAAAACTAAAGGAGAAGTCATGAAATGGATTGACCCACGAGTAGACCACAAGTATTGTAGGAAGAACCGAGGGGGGTATAAGCCAATGCGCAAAACTATCCCTTGGTTTACTAGGAGAACAGCTCATGGAAGATAAAGCATGGGCTGTAGTTTTATTTGTTTCACTGATGGCTTTTATGATTAACTTAATACGAGGTGCAATATGAGCAAGAAAGACCTAGACATAACCGAGTTTTATAAGGCTTCTTTGGCAAGAGAACTACAGATTCTCAAAGAGGCGGTGGATGCCCACAAGCGTGGCGATAAGCAGGGCATGGCTGATAAGTTCAACGAACTATGTGAAGTGCAGGAACAAGTAATGTGGGAGGAGGCTAGGTATGAAACGGAAGAGATTATCCACAATGCCAGACGAAATGCGGAAAGAACGATTCAAAGTAGAAATCAGCAGGGCATTTCGGGAAAAGACAGTCTCGGCAAAACAGATGAGCAAGAGGGGTAACATGGGCTATCGTTCAAATGTTGCTTACACCATACGATTCACAGGAGATGACGATAAAGCCATAGAACAGTCATTTTATTGTTTCTTAGCTGAAGCAAAGGTTAAGTTCCCATCAGCTATCTCTGATACAGACCTGAAGGTAGATGAAAAGAACTTTAGATTGAACTTCTTCGCTTGTGATGTGAAATGGTATGAGGATTATGAAGATGTGAAGTGCCATATGTCTTTGTTGCAGTTAGCCCAAGATTGGGCTGAGAATGTAGACGAGGAGAATGGCGATACCAAGGGCAATAAGTATATAGGCGGTATCTTTGTGCGTGTGGGCGAAAACTCCGATGACATCACTGAAGAATGTTTTGGTGAATACGACTGGGATTGGGTGCGAGTCCATCGTGAAGTTCATTGCGATTGGGAGGTATAAAAAAGATGTATAAAGTCTTATCATATGTAAAGTATGTGGTATAATATGTTTGTTGGGAGTGAAGATGTTTAAGTCGTATCAGTAAGCAGTTAAGCCGAACCGTTATATAACAGTTCAACAGTTATTGAAGTTAATCTTTAGTGAGGTGAAATATGAGTGTTATTCAGTTAGACAGTCCGAACCATGTCATCAGTCTTGCGACATCGGCAGTCTTGGTCAATGCAGAAGTAAGCGTTTGGTCAGCGACTAAGCAAGATAGAGTTATCTCTAACGAGGTAACAACGGCTAAGAAAGCAGACCATTCAGCAGGGCGGTATGTAAAGAATCTCTTAGCTGACGACCCCACCCATAAGCAACTGCTCAATTATAGACAGACCGTTTATAACTGGCTTCGTAGGTCAACTTACGATTGGAATGGGTCATTGCGGTTGTTGCCTGTCGTGAATTTGCCAAAGTTCAAAACAGAGTTTCAACACCATGAGAAGGCTTACTTTGCGTTGCGTGATGAGTTCTTGGCTAAGTATCCCACCATCGTCAGCAACATGGCTTTCAAGCAGGGAGATATGTTTAACAGACAGGAGTATCCCGATGTGAACCAAATCAAGGACAAGTTCCGTATCAGGTTGTATGTGGCAGAAGTTCCACAGTCAGACTTTCGCTGTTCCATAGCGCAGGACTTGGCTGAAGACTTAAAAATTACATACCAAAAGCAGGTCAATGATGAGATTGTTCCACAGGTCATGTCTGATATTGCTAATCAGTTCATGGAGGTCATGGAGTCAATTAGTCATTGTTGCGGTGTTGACGAAATTAGCAGTTCAACAGATGGAGAAGTCAAGACCAAAAAGCGTAAGATTTATGAGACCACAGTCGATAAGGCTAAGGACTTGTGCGAGACCTTTAGGTCGTTCAATCTTACGAATGATGAAGAGTTAGCTAAAGCGTCTGTATCGTTGGAGAAAGTCTTAGGCGGTGTATCAGCAGAGGATATTCGAGAAAGCGATGCGGTGCGTGAAAGCGTGAAGAAGGGTGTCGATGACATTCTAATGAAGTTCGGTGCATTTCAATCAATCTAAACCTAAACAAGGGAGAATCAAATGAAACTTAATCTAGTAGAAACTATGTCCATCAGCGAATTGCGTAAAGCGATTCCTATCATTGGTAAGAGTCTTACCCCAGTCATCATTAGCGAGCCAGGGGTAGGTAAGACTAGCCTCTTGAATATGCTAGAAGAGGATTTGGGGACAACCGATTATGACTATATCTATGTAGACTGTCCTGTCAAAGATATGTCTGACATTGGTATGGTTATTCCTAACCATGAGACCAAGACCTTGGAATACTATGTCGCTAGTCTGTTCAAGCTAGGCAACGGCAAGAAGAAAGTCATCTGCCTTGACGAGTTGATGAAAGCCCCAAAGCTATTGCAGATTATCTTTACTCGCATGATGCTAGAAAGAATGGTAGGCGATGAGCCGTTACCCAAGGGGTCAATCATCTTTGCAACATCTAATAATGCA